CTACTTCAACTCTTTTTCCAATTCCAAAGGGTTTCTTTTTCTGTTCTTTATCTTCTTGGCCGGCGATCCAAAATAGATCGACCACTCTTCTGTATTCTTCATTATAAGCGAGTTAGCGCCAACAGCCGTGCCTTCAGCCAGGTTAACGCCAGGCATGATGATTGACTGAGAACCGACTATCGCATGACGCTCAATCATAACAGGACCAGACACCACACCGGTAAGATGTTCGGGCACCGTAGGATTGGTCATAAATTTTCCGCTATAGTCATCGCTTTTTGTATAAATTTTTACGGACTGAGATAGACCAGAGAAATCGTGCATGGTAACGCCTGCACCAGCGAAAATAGCAGAATACCCACCGATATGAACATAACTGCCGATATCAAGAAAGCCATCGCCTGCCGCAATAATTGTGCTGAACCCATCAATTCTGACATTATCTCCGATGGTAATATTCTCCAGCCCCACTATTGTACAGTTTTTTGCGACCAAAACATTTTTTCCGACAGACTTAATGCCGAACTCCTTCAATTGTTTTTCTTCGTAATAGCCGGGATTAAAATGGTCATTCATGATAGTTAACTCTCACTTTACGAATATGTTCAGTAGACAGACTATACACAAAATCAGGAAAAATCCATACGCAGCTATGACCAGATACGAATGCGCTTATTCAGATATCGATTTGAAAAAGGAGAGCGGCCTTCATATCCCCCGATACGTGCATGATGCAATCGTCAGTGATACGATGAAATTTCGTCTGGCACGCTATTTTTCAGATTTGTCCGCCCTCTTCACGAAGCTTACGCAGCGCCATTCCCTTGTCGAAGTCTGAAACACGCTGCAAAACGTCCCCCTCACCAAGCTGCCGACGATTGCGTTGCCTGTAAGCACTATATCCCTCCCCCCCGTATTTTTATACGCTAAGAATAATAAAAATGAGAAACTAAAATCAGAAACCGGTCGAAATTTATTATTCACAGACTATCATCAATTATCCACTATGCGTCACAATGAGTTTCAAAGCAAAGCCCATACATCTAACAAAATATTAATGCATTGTAAATTTAAGACTGCCAATGCAATTGTCGGCACCGCGGTAAAATAAAACCAACCTAAGAATACACGTCACTTTTCCACACACAGCGAGAATAATTAACTCGAGAAAAAACCAAAAAAAACGCTTAATTCATAAAAACTTCATAACACTATAACCAGTCATTCATGAATATCACTGTGAAATAGGCGTGATATGGATAAAAATGCATTAGCACTATATAAAAAAGCAATTTATATTAGGTATTTGTTATGGTGAATATCTGGATAAAAAACGTAATTTTTATAATATCTCAAATTAACGCAAGTATAAAATAAAAGATAAAAATACAATGAAATTACATCTTTTTTATACCAACATATAACATCACGTAACCATCTCGTTTGCCCCATTCCCTGCTGCTCTCTCTCAGTCGAGCCACAGAGAGTGCTTGATGTAAGAGTAAGGTAGAGCGGGAAGCGTCAGAAATCCGCTAACAAGCTGAATTTTAGGCATAAAAAAAGACGTCCATTGACGTCCCTTGACTGCAAAATGGCACGCCCTATAGGATTCGAACCTATGACCTACGGCTTAGAAGAAAGTGACATAAAGATTAACCTATTGTAATTAAAGGCCGTTCTGCATTCACAGTGACATGAATCGGCAAGTGATGACATATTAGTGGCGCCTTAATGGCACCGTAGTGACGTCACCAATATGACACCATCCCTACCTCTCAACCGCACCACCAGCTACCATTACTGCACACCCACCAGCGGAGCAGAGCAATGGGCAGCATCACCCTCGCCGGCCGGCAGATTTTCATTCTCAACGAAAACGACAGATACCCAGAACCGCAGCAGAATAGCCCTCCCATGTTCGCAATCCGCGAGGACGAGGAGCGGCAGCGCTGGCTTTATGTTTGGCATAAAGGGCGCTGGCCGCTCGTATCCGAAACGCCATATGAAACACAGGGTAAAGCCGTTGATGCGGCGATCAGATTCGACTTTGCCACTCTATACAAATAGCGTGTCACCCTCGCTTAGATATCAGCACCGCCTGTGCCGGTGTTGCGAACGACAGACAGCGCAGACGAGTGACACCGCCGCGACAGATGAAGTTTGAATTCCACGAACTTACCAGGTTGTTAGATGGCCCAATGTTCATTTGCATCGGCTCAGCCGACGAATCAACGAGCACGCCCGATGGCGATGTCGTTGTCGCTACCAGCTCCCCCTCTGCATAACTGGCCATCGTGCCGCGAGCAGGATCAAGCAATATGGCATTTTTGACGTTTGGCACATAGGGCGTTTTTTTGAATCCGATATAGCTGCCTGTCGTCGTCGCTGGATACACGATTGCGGCACCATGATCGAATGCGTTATCCAGGTTATTTTTTGTCGAGCGAGCAACCCCCATGCCAACCAGCGAGTTAACGTGACCGGTTCGACATGCGACTATGGCGATGCCACCTTCGTCACTCGATTCCGTATCGTCCATGATGCAACTATGCAGGAACGGCGCATCTGCTGAATATTGTGCAGTTACGAGCTTTTCTGCACGCATCAGTGAACCACCTGTCCACACCCAGATCATTAATTTAGGGGGCGTAACAGATGTGTTTACTGTGACTGGCCGCTTAATGTCTCGCCCAACATCATACGAGTAAAAATCCGTCGGGCCGAGTCCATACATTTTTAAAACGCTTGTGCCATCGGTATCGAATTTCAAACCCCACTCTGGCGACGCGTAAAATGTGACATATTTCCACATCCCGTTATTCACCAGAAATTTAATTTCATCCAGCAACGAGGCTTCATTCATTATTGTGCCGCCATCGGCGGTCACGCGGGCCTTGTGTGCATTAAACAATTGTTGCGGGTCAAGCGTCTTAATATCCAGATATCCACGATTGCCTGTTGATGCCCACGGAGAAACATTTACTGCCATGATTGATTTTCCTTAGCTAATTGCAATATGAGAAACGCAACAGAAATTTTCCATCATGAACGTCGGATCGGATTTACTGACGCGTTGCGATGTGTCACTGATGCACACCAGACGATATTGGTTATCGGTGGCATTGAGTCCAAACCTGATAAATTCTCCAACAGCGGGCTCTTTATCCAGCGTAAAACTAAAAACGAAGTCGCTTTTTTGTACTGCACTGACAATGTTCGCTGAGCCATTCTCAATATCAGCACCAAGATTAGGCGCCGCTCCATATTTCGTATTCACCTTGAGCGGGAGGCCAAATGGAGATGAAAATGTCACATCGATAACCAATCCATTTTTCAGCATGCTTATCGGCTGAACCGGAATCCATTTTTTATTGCTTTCCGCCAGACGCTCCTTATACATGAACGCTTCGGCCTGTCCCTGAAACTCACCCTTTATCGCATACCCCATACCCGTCAAATGAACCTCTCCCGACGACGCGCTGAGCGGATATTTTCGATTAAGTGGGTACGCCGGGCCAGTACAAACTACGTCAGCACGTTCATTACTGATCGCCAACTGATCGTAACAAATCCAATCCCCTCTGTTTGTGGCGCTTTTACCAATGCTCCCCATCTGATCGATATACGCGACAGGCTTTTGCGATTGCGTCATGCCGTGGGCTGCAAGTATAGCTATCTGGTCTGCCTGTTCGTCATTTACCCACTCATTCAGATAGCCTTTATACTGCCCCAGCGCAGTCACAGTACCGGAATCAGCCTCACCGTGAGTGATAAATATCGAGTGAGACACAGGTATTTTTCCCTGTTCCAGAACGCGCTCAACAAATGACGTGAACGCCGTCATTCCGTCTGTATAGGGTTGTGTGCCTTTTTTCAGTCCGGCGTAAGCAGTGCCTGATTTGGCGTCCATTCGCGTCACTACGGCTGGGAGAGTCGATTTCTGAATGCCGTATTGAGACATCAGGTCATTTAAAAACCGCTGGAGGCCTGGCACCATGCAATTTTCACGGAATGAGCCGATGCTTTCTGCGTCTTTGAAAACGTTCAGGTTGGCATCCGTTACTGGCCCTTCCCCGAGTCCGTTACCACCCGCCCCTCGATCACCGCCAGCACCGAAGAAAACAAGCGCCAGCCCCAGCAAGCCGGGATCGATGCTTGTCACCCGAGAACCACCGCCAACCATCAGGCTTTGTCCAAGGCCTTGGCGATAAAGAACACGTGCAACATGTGCCGGAATTGGACGCTGCACAAAGTTATTAGCTGGGTCAGAAAGGTTCAGCGGTTCACGTAAATTCAGCGTCCCGGTTTTGGTTGTACCGGCATCGTCATAGACAATACTGGCGCCGCCTGTAGTCAATTTGGATGCGTAGGCAACGGGATTTACTGAATAGACGGGCATTGTGCTCACGGCATCTTTAAACACAGCAAGCAAACCGTTAAACGGCCGCAGCAATGCAGAACCGCCGCCGGTTTTCAGCGCGTTGATTTCATCCTGAACAGGCTTTTCCAGCCCCGCGAGCAATAATCCCCAGTCGTCAGTTACAGCGAAACCAGAACGTCCCTGGGTGTCGAGCACCACGCTGTGGTAACCAGGCATTTTTATTGCAGTGAGGTAATCAGCAAGCGCTTTTACACGGTCTTGAACTGCATCAGGCATACCGCATAAATTCAACCCTCCATCAAGACCAAAGCCGCCTACCATATTTCTGTTTTTATCAGTCCACGCGTGCAACCAATCCGGGGTGGCCGCCGTCAGGTCTTCTGGCGTCATGGCGCTAAGGAACTGTTGTACAGCTTGCACTGCTGCGATTGCTGCTTCGCCGGCAACTGCGGCTATCTCAACAGCCACGCCAGTATCATTGCGGTAATATTTGAAGCCACCACCGACGCCCTGCGCGACGCGGAAACTTTGCCCGTTAGGTGTACCAGCCAAACCTGCTCTAGTTCCATCAGGATCGTCCGGGGTGATGTAGTAGGTGTTGGCGTCCGCGATGTTTTGTGCGCTTAACGCCCATTCTTTTGCTTCAATGGCGGAATCTTCAGCATTTTTACTGTAGCCACCAAGTTCATCTATTCTTTCATTGACTTGTTTTCTTACTGTCGGAAATCCTCTTCCAAATCGGTCTATCGCCTCATCATCATCACTATTAAGATAGTCATCATATGCGAGGGCATTATCATTCAGATCCTTCATGCTGTTTGACGGACGAGGGTTCAAAGTGTTGTATCTCTGTGCCATAAAATTTCCTGATGGTAATTTTAACGTTGACAATTAGCACCAACGGGGCTAATATTTATTACATGAGGTAGCGGAAAGGCCGCAGCCCACCCCCGAAAGGAAGAACGAGATGACAAATGACATGACCACCGCAGAGCTTGAAAAGATTCACGCTGAAATCGCCAAGCTAATGGCCGAGACAGCGAAGATTAACCGGGAAACAATGTGGTATCCGGTAGCTGTCGCAACCGGTCTGATCGGTGCAGTGGCTACGGTAACAACCATCATCATCAAATTTATTTAAAAGAAGCCCCGCAAGGGGCTTTTTCACAGGTGCGTAATGAGACTGATAAACGAATACACCCCGCCCGCCCCGGAAGATCTAGAGCGACTGAAATCAGAGCTTGGTTACACCGGCAATCAAATGGCTGATATCGCAGGCGTTGCCAGTAACAGTCAGTGGCGAAAATACACCGGCGGAGCAGAACCGCGCGCAATGTCGCCGCACATCCTGTTTTTCATGGCCGCACAGTTAACGCTGAGTGATGATGAGCTAGATCGAGTTATCAAAAAAATGGCTGATATCGGGGCTGTTATAAAATAAAAATGGGAATACAATGATTAAAGAACACTCAGGCATGAACCTACTACGGGTTGTTGCTGCTTTTTTAGTTGTTTTTATACATGTTTCTCCCGAAGTTTTCGGAGTCAAGAGTGAAAGCTGGCTTGGCATCAATGTTATGGCTTCGATATCGAGGGTTTCAGTCCCTCTATTTTTCATGGCATCAGGTTACTTTGCCCTTCGTTGTGATAATGAAATAAATTTAAAAAACTTCTTTTTTAAAAAGTCATCGAGGTTGTTTATCCCCCTGGCTTTGTGGTCCCTTGTTTACATTGTCTATGACAAGACCACAATCAACACATCAACAATATGGGGTTTTCTGACAACGACACCTGCACATTATCATTTGTGGTTTTTTTATACATTAATACCAATGATTTTAATTTCACCACTTCTTTCAAAGATGGTTCGCGGTGTTAATGCTACCTATGTTGTATACTTTACGATTTTGTGGTTGTTGCTTTCGTTAATCCCATCATTGGTTCAAGCATTGATGTATTTCCTAAATGAAGAGGATCCTATTTTAAAGGTAGGGAAGGCTCAGCTTTTTATCGCCATGCTAGGATACTTTCTACTGGGTGGTTTTTTGCGTGAAGTGAAATTTAGAATCAGCTCAAAGTTGCTTGTTGTCATTTTCACTTTATCCACTGCAATAACTATATTTTCAACATGCATCATATCCAATACAATCGGAGCGCCATCGCAAGGATTCTTTGTTTACTACTCCCCATTCATTGCATCCTCAACAATAGCACTGTTTATTATTTTTGAAAGATTAAATATCGATAGTGATAGAGTATCCAAAACAATAAACACCCTATCAAAATACACGCTTGGAATTTATCTTATCCACCCCATTATAATTGACCACTTAAAGTTAAGCATTTTGAAATCAACAACGGCAACATCTCTACTACTGATGACTGTTGTCATTTTCATTACTTCCATGATTGCCACTTTTTTAATTTCGAAAATACCATTTATCAGGAAATCGGTTTTGTAGACATACTCGTCTTTTTGGCCCGCAACTTTGACTGCGGGCTTAAAAATCCGAACTAAGAGAACTCCCTTATAATAACCACTCCCGGTGCACCAGCCCCCCCAGAAAAACCTATGCTTCCAGTAGAGTAGGCCCCCGCGCCTGAACCACCCGATCCAAAGTTTTTTGCTGAGAAACCTGGTCTATTCGAAGTTGGAGGGGAACCAGCGCCGAACTTACTTATCCCGCCGCCGCCACCAGCTGCGTTTTGCCCACCTATAGCGATGCCATAACTGCCATTTCCGCCGTTAACTTTTAATAAATTACTCCCTGTAGCATCGTCCGAGTAGGCGGTCCCTCCATTAAAGAAAGGGGCTATTGTAGGTTCGCCGCCCTTTCCAGCGGCACCACCAGGGGACGACATCAGCGTTCCAACGCTTGAAGTTCCGCCTGCAGCGCCAAAATTATTTCCTACCGCGCCACCAGCCCCACCATCCCCGACGGTTATTGCAAGTGTCGAGAATCCAGTAGTGAATCGCGCAAGACCGTAGGCACCAGCGCCTCCACCGCCAGCGACGGCTGGATTTATCCCATCAGCCGATACGCCACCACCACCAGCACCACCACCTTGACACTCAATTTCAACAAATGAAGTGCCAGCCAATGCTGTAAATTGCGCCGCCATGTTCTGGGTGGCAGTACCGCCATCAATGGAGACGTATTGCCCCCCCCCCACCTTGGTATAGATCGACGTTCGAAGCAAGCGACCGCCGCCCACAGACTTATTTATAGCCTTCAGTAATTGGCCAAAGTCATTAGGATCAAGTTCCATTCCAGATCCTTCAACAATATTTACCAGCTCACGTTGCCATGTATTAAAAATCTCGGCTAATAGTATTGTTGGTGGCACACCTTGAGCGACATTACCATTTGTAAATTCACCATTTGAATCTGCTGTTTCAGTCACGCTACCGACTTTTTGCATGAGATATCCTCACCTATGCAGTGATTAATTTTTAATATCGAGAAATTAAATATTTCCAGACGCGCTATCAAATATTTCCGCGAATTCCGGCGTTACATCATAAACACCTTCATCATTAAACCCGAAATTTATATAACCAAATTTAACGATCGTATGCGAAGGCGCGAGCGCATTCATTCGACATTCAAGCTGCCTATTCCCCCATGAGCGCAGCGGATCGCCGCAGTAACTCATTCCGGCTCGGGCATATGAGATGGTTGTTTCTTCTGCCTCCACCAGCCACACAAATGGCCAATCGTCGCCATTTAACCCATCGCCACAGACAGACAACCCGGCGCGCGCCTGACGGTATTCCTTTATCGTAATGTTGTAACCGAGAGCTTTGGCAATACCGATAAAATAGGTACGTGACTGGCCACCGGTGCTGATAAATTTTGATACTACGGCAGCCTGACGTTTCGCAATCGTGTCAACTTCACCGATCGAACAGTCATCGGGTAAACCAAGCGTTTTTTCCCATTCAGTCAGCATGATGGTTGCGGTTTCAGGGAAGGCGCCGACAAGTAGCGCTATCGCATCGTTATCGCTGCGCTGAAACCCTGTAGCCAGAGCCCGAATAACTGCCCCCTGAACCCCGCCAGGGTCACGCGGCCACGCTAACCCGGTCGGGATCAACGCCTGTAGCGCGCGCGAATACTCCTTTACGGTAAACTGGCTCATGTGTAGTTCACCTCGCCACGCACCGGCAGTTCCCCTACCCCCAGATCGATATTCGTTGTTGGGGAAATAAGGATAAAGCCTGCTGTGCCATCAATGTCTCCGATTGCCCTGTTCAGGTCAGAGAGGAAGATCTTGCCATTGCCGACCGGCGTTCCACCTTCGAAAAAGACATTGTCGATAGCCGCCGCAATGGCCGTGGTAATGTTGCTGCCAACATGTGAAATGCCGCTGATCTCAAAATCCACCGTCTTGGCCACTGGCGAACAAACGTATACCAGCGCAGTGACTGGCGCGCGCGGGTAAATGTAATCAGCGACACGCCCCTGATCACCCGTGGCTTTCTGTGCTCCCCAGTCGTCCAGCTGCGATATTCCGTCGGTACCTACAGGAAAGCCATGGTTGGTTTCGTCGTTGCCATCACACATGATGTACACCCCAACCGTTCCGGCATCCATCAGGCGCCGTTTGGGCCAGCAGCGTGTAACGCCAGGTACCGCCAGCGCCCACTGCTCGTAATCTGTATCGCTGCCACCCTGGGGCGGATGTTGATAGGCAAGCAGCATGCGGGCGCGGAAGCTTTCCTGTGTCTCAATATCTGCGCCACCGGTCGCGGGCTCGATCATTACGCCACTGGCATCAATGCCGGGTAGAGAAACATCCAGTGTCAGGGTCGTCCCGGCATCTGCATTACCATCAATACCGCCCCCCGTCGGAGCGTTGATAATATCGGGCAATATTGCGGTGAGCTTGCCGACACCTTTCCCATTTACCCCGATCGTTACGTTCTCTTCAAGCCGGTAGAGATAACCATCACCGCGGCGCAATACGGCGCCCTTATTAACGGGCGTCCCCGCAGTCCCGCTAAATTCATAGGACGGTGTGGATGCCGGATTGGCAGGGTTTTGGTAGACACTTTTAAGGCCAGCCCATCCCGATAGCCATTCATCGGTGGCATTAAATGGGGTGGACTGCAGTGAGATATAATCCAGGTACCCGTAATGTAAATGGGCCAGGCCGGCGTCAGCATCCGCCAAAACACGCATATTGGAATAGCGCAACAGCGCACCGGTATTTCTCAGTTCAGCCTGAAGCTGTGTGCGACTTTTCTCACGTAATTCGGTGAGTGTCGGCCGATTGAAAGGCATAATTTATTGCTCCCAAACCCAAAAAAATCGCATGTCCGTGCGGTCACCGTTACCCGGACGCTGATAGCGAATGACCATATTTAGCCGGCGGGGATAAACGATCTGGGTTGCTATCGTGAACGACGACACCACACCATCGGAGATCAGCCACTGCAACCCCTCACGCGCATAGTCTTCCGCTTTTTGAGCAACGTCCCGGGTCAATTTCTGACGACGCAACAACCACAGCCGGGAGCCGATGTTATGCTCTTCCCCCATATCCCCCCACCAGCCGCGGCGGTCTTCTCCGTCTATATCATCGTCATCACGGGCAACGCGATCGGTGAACAGGCTGATAATCATCGCGGTCTGCAGATCATCACCATTGATCAGATCGCCGTTATCTTCCCGCCACTCGGCCACCAGCCGTTCAATGTCCCAGAAAGAGCTGATATCACTCATTCGACGATCTCCCCCGGTTTTTCGCTGGTTTTCTCATCGTTGCCGCTCTGGACATTTTTCACGACATGGTCGTGCGTGTTGTGGGCATCGCGTAAGGCTTTCAACGTGGCGCCGTTGTTGTCGCAGTTGTCGATCACATCGCCGGTCACTTCCAAACGCGGCGTTTCAAGCCTGATTTTCTCGGTGGCCGTAACGGTAACCGTGGTCGCATTGGCCACTGTTACCGGTTTCCCTTTCGCTTCTACCTCAATGCCGTTTTCCGTGAGTTTTACGAACATTCCCCACTGGTTATAAATCAGCGTCTCACCGCTTTTTAAACCCGATATCCGGTATTGCTGATTGTTGCTTGCGACGATCACCGCGCTGGAACGATCGCCACCCAGATACGCCAGTACCACATCCGTGCCAACCGGTAGACCTGACGAAAACCCAAACTCCGCCATCCGCGGGGTGTCGCCCTTCACCTCCAGCGGCGTCTGATACTGTAGTTTTTGAATGCCGCCGGCATCGCCGTACCCGGTGATCTTGCCCAGGCCGATCATCATGGCCACCCGGCGCCCAAGCTGCCTCAACATGCCGTCATTCATCGATTTAGCTCCTGCACCTGGCTATAGAATTGGTACGGTTGAACGGCAAATGCTTCTTTCGGCATCATGATGAGATTGGCCCGTGTGCCCCGCTCGTCACGGGTAAAGGTGACCTCTGCCAGGATCCACTGCACGTTATTGAGCCCAAAAACAGGAATATTGATAGGGATCAGTGTATTAGGCTCCCACAGTTTCCCGCCCTTATCTCGCCAGCTGTCGATCTCCACCTGCAGGCGGCGTGAACGGCCATATCGCCGGTTCATCTCCCAGTCGATGCAGTTTTGCGCCTGACCATGAGAGTTCATCGTGCTCTCAACGATGACAATCCGATTGCGGTAGCGCATTTTTGCGACTTCCGGATCCTGCGCGCGCGCCAGGGTAACGGCGGCATAGCCGCTATCCGGGGACAACTCCATCGCCGGCGTCATCGACATCGATACCCCGACATAATCGGAAAACCGTTCGTCCATCGATGACATGAAAGATGCCGTCTCGATATTTTCCCCTTGCGCCACGCCGCTGGCCGCCTTGGCGGTTCCGACGCGGGTTAGGAAAAGACTGCCATCGGGCTTGTCGTAATACAGCAGTGCAGCCCAACGGGTGATCCGGTCAATCACTTCTTGCGAAGACTCCCCCCAATTCAGGGTAAATTGGGGAACCGTCGTCATATCATTCACATCGCTGCTGGCGGTGATGCCATATGGCGCCGCCAGCTTTTGCGCTATCTGCAGGGCGTTAGCCTGGCTGATCACGTTGTTAGGCCATTCAGCTGAACAATCCACCAGGTCCTGGCATTTACTCCTGCCCGTCGCGCGAACTTCATGGCGCTCTTTGCCAATCACAGGATTCCATCGATCGACATAGCCGGTCATGACCAGGTCATCCCCCAGATGCACCGTGCAGCTGTCTCCGGGCAGCACCAGCTGCTTTTCATCGTTACCGGGGTAGTAGTCCATCAACGACAGATCGAAATCCGATGGCAAGCGCTCAATGCCTCGCGTAACGCGAACAGAGTCCCAGCCGGAAATTCGTTTACCGCCGGCCGTCAAAATCAGTTCATCTTTCATTTTCTCAGCGCTTTAAATTTGGTGGGCATGAATGCCGGATGGCGAGGCCCGACAGACTGAACCAGTTCATCCCCCCGGGCGCCGTCCTGATACATCCGGTTAGCCAGCACCAAAGCCGGTAACGATGTGGGCATAACAACCTGGGTCAGTGAACTGAGAACGGCACCTTTCTGGCTGTAGGCGTTGACAAGCGCATCGCGAGTTTGCAACAGGTTTAAATAATCGTCGTCATCGCCGGCATCCGCCGCCATCAACAGCACCTCATCCAGCGTGTCGCAGACACGATTAAGCATCAAAATGGCATCGTCATAGCTTGATGGCTCATAATTGGCAGCGGTCGCAGCCAATGCGCCGGCGGACAGTACGCAGAGCAGGATAGTAGCGCCCTTGGCTACCGCATTTTCACCCGAGGTGGCGTAAAACGTGGTGTTTCGATACGACGCTAACGTTTCCAGCATGCGAATTTTTTCTTCTACGCTGCCGCTGAACAAAATGACCGTATCAATGATGGCTCTGGCATCAACAGGAAAGGCATCAACGGAGGCTACCCCCTCAAATGTTGCTGTGAGCGCCAACAACTCGGCGCGGCCAGTCACCGCTTGCGCCATTTTTTGGTTAACCAATCCGGCGTAATTGTCGGTATCTGCCGTTCGATTTACTGCACCGGTTGAGCCCGAAACGCCTCCCCCTACAGTGCCTTTGTTGTATCGCCCATACCGGGCGCTCCCGAAGGTCGATTTCAGGACATTACTGAGATTGGTGACCTCATTGGCGGTGCTTTTCACCATATTTCCCCAAAACGCAGCGGTATTGCGCAACGTCTTGATGGTCTGGGTTACACTGCGGATCTCACCTTTAACCGTGGCAATAAATTTTGTGGCCGCCATCAGACCGGTTCGTAACCAGTTTGCCTGAACCAGTGATGCCGCCTGAGTGCTGCCGGTGATCGCAAACACCTTTAAACCGGACTCAATGACCGTCAGGGTAAACTCGAAGGAACGGCCGTTATCCACGCTCTCAAGCACCCGCAAACCGCCATCGGGCACACTTACGGTAAGCTCGCCAAGCGTCGGATGTATCAACGTTCCCGGCCCTTCAGCCTCGCACGCAGCCACCAACGAATCACGCTGTGTTATCACGTCAGGAGCGTCATACGCCAGACTGTTATGGACGATGAAACCCCTGATCGTTAATTTGCGCGTACCACGCCCCAGGTCTTCCACCCAGGCGGTGTTGCGATAGGGATATTCATGCACGGCCTGGCGCCGACCAAATACGCCTTCGGCACTGACTACCGCGAAAGGAACGCCGCGAAATGATGCCGGGTGAATATGCTCGAACCAATCCCAGGTTTCGCCGCTACCAAACAGCGATGAGATCGCACCAGTGATCAGAGCCATCATCCCTCCTAAAATAAAAAACCCGCCGTGGCGGGTGTTGTTAAACCATTTTTCTCATTGATCCCCTAAGGGTATCCTGCACGGGATTTTTCCTTTTTCATCAGGCATAGGCACATCCATTATTACTTTCCCCAGTTGGAGAGTTGTTAGACCATCCTCTCGATAGTCCAGCACACCCATTTTTTTGTCTTTGAAAATAAAGCTAACTTGGGTATGTGCTAACCCATCAATTACTTCTCTATTCATTCCTACATTTTTTGTTGTCGCATTATCCAAAGATGCTCCATCCAGTTCCATGTTTGCGTTGGTGTAAAGCTGAACATAATGGTTACCACATACATAGGACATAGGAACATTTGCTGAGGAGAAACCGCTATACAAGGTTAATAATATGCAAGGTAAAATTAACTTCACGTCACTTTCCTTTTTCTTTATTTAATATTGCCAACTCAGATTAACAATATTAAGAACGCAAGCAACTACAAATTCATGCATTATCCCATGGTTTGCATTGACAACGCCACGCGGGCACCACCTTCTGTCTGAACCATCCGCCGCTCTCCCGTCTGAGGATTTATCAGCGTAATTTCTAACTGAAGTTTATTTTCTTCGAGTGCTTTCGTTAACGCTTCAGAAATCTGTTTTGAGGATTCTCTTACCTCATTTAGTGGGGAAAACAACGATAGTGGTTCTTGCCTTGGAGGTTGTTGCCATAGTGGTTCTTGCCTTGGCTGTTCTTGCTCCACAATGCTCGGGTTATCAGGATGGAAAAGCTCTTTATGCACTTCTGAATCTTCACGCTGACCTTGTGGTGGGAGAGATTCTTGATAGGGTGAATGAGCTTCGATAGCTTGATCAACTTCAGATGTTTTTGAATCACCACGTTTCTCAAATTGGTCAAATTGCCGCTGTTCATAAAGTTTATTTTGGTCACGTAAACCAGACCAGCGAGGATCAAAGACCGAATCGCTGATCCCCTTGGAAATTTGCTCACGGCTGTATGGCTGAGCGCCGTTTTCATGCTTGATGATGGCCGGAATAAGTTTTTCAAGCACCGCCGGCGAATGCAGGTCGAGCGGTTCCGCGGGGTTAAAACCGGTCTGTTTAGCCAGGGCATCAATATAGGCCTGCGTGTTGTTTTCACTGGATGGCGCATACGTCGGGATGATGCTGTTCAACGTGTTTTTACCGCGATCGCCGAACAGCATCAGCTGTCGAGAAAGCGCCGCAAGCCCATCATTGGGATTTTCGAACGTGACAAAGCCGCCGTTTCGGCCAGTCGTATTCGGTGCTGAACGCAGATTGCCCGGATTATTGTTGCGCAGCCCGAGTGCATTATTCCCCGGCTGGCCATATGGCAACATCGCCCCATTTTCAGCCTGCGCCTGGTAACCTGAAATTTTCTCGGTATCGGCTCTCAGCTGGTCGGCGCGCCATACGGGCTTATAATAACCGTTCAGTTTATTGATCAGATCTTCCGACGCATAGCCCAGTTTTAAATCCAGCTTCTCTTTCCATGACAGCGTGTCTTTAAATTTCTCGTCGCCTTGAGCCTGCCGCAAAACATCGGCCTGTTTTCCGCCATTGTTAAACGTCAGGATCGAACCGATAGCCGTACTGTCCAGACCATTTGTGACCACTTGCTTGAGCTGGTCTACCGACGCAGCCAAGGTTTCCGACTGGCCCAGCCAGGCCTGACCTTTCATCAGCATGCCGTCGTAGGCCGCATCTATCTGGTTCAGCTGCTGCTTGAACGTCAGGGCATTCTGCATGTCCTTCTCGGTGAATATCAGGCCATCACGGCGGGCTTGATCCTTGAGCCGTTGCACTTCACTGGTCGTGTTGCGTAGATAGCTGAGAAGATCGGGCGAAAGGCCCAGTTTGTTGGCAAACAGCGCCTGCTGCCCAGCAGGGAGGGATTGCATAGCGCGGTTGAGATCGTTAATCAGCTTGCCTACATCAGCCAGACCATCCTTGGTTTCACTGATCCCTATCCCCCGCTGTTTCAGCAAGGCGAGAAAGCCATCATTACGGCCGTGTACAGCATCATTCGCCTTTTCAAATAACTCACTGACCGAACCTTCCGCAGCCTCTCGCGCGCTGCCATTCTCGATCATGGCGCCAGTCAGTTCCTGAAACGCGTCCGCCGTCATGCTGACGTTTTTTGCAACGGTATCGATCCGGTAGCCGGCGTTGGCAAAATTGGTCAGGTTGTTTTTAACAACGTTGACGACCGCTGCAGCGCCACCCAGTCCGAGGGTTAATCCACCGACCATTTTGAGCGGCGGAACCAAATCGCCGATGAACTGGACGCCGCTTCTGGCATTTTTAGCCATCACATCAAATCGGCTGCCCAAATCGTCCAGGTTATCTCTGGATTCCTGACCGCCCAACGCCAACGCATCGCGCGTTCTGTCCAACAGCGGATTGAGGTGCTTTACAATTTCCTCAATCCGCAGAATTGCGGCTGACGCCTCATCATTAGCCGTCAGCTCAAAGTCGAATGAGTTGGCCATTACTTGCCCGCCTTAAGCTTTTCTATCCGACGGGCCTGATCGGCCCAAAAATCCAACCGGGTACGGGTCAGGGACCACGCATCCTGCGGTCCCCACCCGTAATATTTCGTCACCTCAGCAGCTAGTTGCTGCCATCCGCCGAGGGATCGAAGGTCAAAAAAGACATTAGGTAGTCCTCACATTTCCGGTAGTCGGTAAATGCCATAGGTCCTAATGCCTTTTCAGTTACTTGCGCATTCAGGGCGATCAGCAGCTTCATTGCAGCCATACTGTTCTTGGCGCGCTGCAATTCATAGAATTGCTCAACCTCAGCCAGTGCAGGCTCTTTCAGGTCAAGATGCTCATAACGGGTTTCCCCCACCGTCAGCGCCCGGCACAACACAATCGTTTTGGTTTTCTCCAGCACAGCAGCCATATCAATACTCCGTTACCGATCCGCCTTCCCAGCGAACATCAAATACCGCTTCTTCGCTATCAACATCCTGCGTGTTCACGGACCACATATTTTCGCCGATCACCGTTTTACCGTTGGCCAGCTCAACGACCACCGTTACGTTGGTGGAATCGTTGATTTTAGCGATCGACGTTCCGCCGCTGTCACGAGCCTGGTAGGAAATAAACGGCGCCCGCGGCTTTTCTTTGTAACCGTGAACCGTATCCATCCCGGTCAACGTGGAGCGCTCCACTTTACCGGGGCTGTATTTGAACTGGCCGGCAACCATGACCGTTACACCGTCGATGGTAACGTATGCAGTACCGGCCAGGCGGTTAGTTGTATCTCCCATAAATCCCCCTTAGGCCGCGGTCTGCGCGCGTCGCCATTGATTGAGTAGTGCGAAAATTTCCAGTTGGTCGATCAACGTGCCCGTCCACAGCACATCGATCCGCTTGGTATTGCTGCTGTTACGCTCCACCAGCAGCGTCTGCGCAAATGCTGCGGCATCCTGCACATAGCCGTTATATTCCAGCGTGCGATACTGCGCGATCAGCTCCGCGCGGATCACATTGGGCGTCACAATCGCGGAGCCTGGCGCAAAGCGGGTGCCATCGTTGGCCAGCTTCATACGGCCGAACTTGGAAGTGATTTGCGTGCGCAGGAAACGGGTCACGAACATCAGCAGATAAAGCGTCTCAATATTCAGGTAGCTGTCATCTGCATCGCCGAACTTGTTCTTCTGGTAGGTGGTGATGGTCTTTTCAACCTGCACAGAACCATCATCAGCGACCGTAAACGTTGAGATACCGCTGTATAGCAGATTATTGCGCTCGGTCAGCATGAAGCGGGATTCAAGCGGCGGAGCCAGTACACCACTGATTGTCAACGTCTGCGTTGGACGGCCCGGATCGTTACGCAGGCTCGGCGCAATCGCCCCGGTTAACGCTGCCGCCCAAAGATAAGCGGGCGTCGGTGATCCGTTGATCCCCAGCAACGTCTCATGCTGGTTATTGCGCGCTTCGCCGGCGGCAGACAAGGAACCATACGTGCCTGCCAGCGCGCCGAACGAATGACCATAGAGCTGCTGTGCGTAGGACCAGCGGCCGGTGGCATCTGACAGGAACTCTTTCACGGCATCCAGCGACGTGGTGTCCGTGTAAGGGTTGACGATGAAGTCAAATGCGCGATCTTGCAGATTACCCAGCGGATCAGTCAGAGACGGCGCACCTGCACCGCCGGCCATTGCCGTTACCTTCAACTCCATGCCCTGCGGGGTTTCCTCACCGCCGGCGGCTCCCTGATAATTGAGGCGGATATCGATGCTGTTACCGTGCGCACCTTTATTTTTAGCCGTCAGGTTCACCGTATCAGTGGCTGTTGTATCCACGACAGCAATAACCGGCAGCTTGCTTTGACCGTTGATCGCCGCTGCAATTGCCGCGGCCACGGCAACCTTATCATCGGTACTGACGACCGTGAGCTGAACGCGCATACCGGCAATGTAGAGCGACAAAACGCCGGTCGCAGCCGCCGCTGTCAGCACCTGTAATTTACCGCCGGCCGCTGCGGTTCCTGTGGAGCCATCCGATAACGGCAGGATCCAGATTTCCGCAGAAATGTCATTGGCCAAATACGCCGCCATCATGTTGTGCAACATGGAACCGTTGCCGCAGATGCCTGCTACCGCCGATTCTGAAGAAACTTTCTGCGGGATGCCTGGTGTTGCCGTCGCCGTTGACAGCATTTGCCCGATCAGCAGCGTGCGCTGTACCGCAGTCGCGGTGTTGGCCATCGAGTTATCAAACTCGGCGTAGAAAAACGGCGCGCGCTGGTTTGAAGGGATCCGAGTAAATGGAACGGTCATTGATCACTCTCCTGGCTTTTCTTCCCCGCCACCGGCTTAGTCGATGCGTTAGGGTCAAATTTTTGTACATCGCCATCCTTCAGGCGGCGCCCCCAAAAAATATTATCGGGAACCTGTTCGCCGGATTCCGGCAAAAAGGTGCCCTTAACCGGATCGCGCACAATGCGCCCCGGTACGGGTTTCACAAACATAGGGTTACTCCAGATCGATTTTTACGAGTGGTTCAGGGGAGCCATCCGGCATGGAGATCGTGACGTCCATTCCCTCAAGCGGAGAAGCGTCAATTTCATAAAACTCTTCGGGGCCCTGGTAGTATTCGATATCCAGTTCCATCAGTAACTGGGCGGTATGCCCTTCGCCGCCGGCGTCCACATCAATGGTCGAACGCACCTGCAGAAACTGCTGAATTTTTCGCGTCAGTTCATAGCTATTGATGACCGCACGCTCTACCTGCTCGCGCAGCTGCTCCAGCGCCTCTTCAGCTTTTTCTGCCCCATTATCCTCCGCCGCATCGTCCAATTCCTGCAGACGGCCGGTGATGCGGACCGTGGTCACCGTGTTGAACTGGGGCACATTCCGCCCCAGCGAATTCTTCACGTCGATCGGTGTCTGCACCAGGAGAACAGGATACATATCCGCAGTGGTGGGCCAGTCCCGAGGTGAATAAACCCGATCGGCGGCATCGGTCTTATTCTTCAACGCCTCAATGACCAGCAACCGGACTCCTCTCGGGTTCATGATTTCACCTTGTTGAGAATAAGCTTCGTCCCCCCGTGGCTATCAGGTTGAACATCTGTAACGGCAAAGAGCGTATTGACCGGCACCCCACCAACGATGCCGACCAATACCCGGTCCCCCTGTCTAGGCGGCGCCCGAAACTGACTATCACGCACACCCAGCACAGGCTTGGTGGTGTTAATAGTGCTGCCATCGTCCAGCGGCTCGACCTCTTGCGTATAGGCCCGATCGAATATGCCGCTAATGGTGTAAGGCTCCGCGCCGCCGACAGGGCGATACTCAACAGGGTCACCAAAAACGCCGTGCAACGGCGCAAGCAAATGCTGATCCCAGTTGATTCCCATTACTCCCCCGATTGCACAGATACAGCCGGCGCGCTGTGAAGCAACGCTAACTTGCGGACCTGTTCAACATCAGCAACCACGCCCAGACCAATCAGGCGCTGCGCATCCGCTACCGGCAACATGAACGCCCGGTTTTCTGGATAGTCACAGCCATCGTGCCGCACCGTATTACCTTTGGTGACAACCACTGAAACCATGCCGGCCGGCAACTGTTCACCGTCCTGATCATCATCTGAATCGTCATCAGTGTCGGTGTCGGTGTCGGTGTCGGTGTCGGTGTCGGTGTCGGTGTCGGTGTCGGCAGAATTGTCGGGCTCTTGGCCGTCAACTTTCAACTCTTCTCCGTTTTCCAGTTCGCCCACCATCAACTCGGGCGGCAAGCCTCCCAGTTCGTTACCTTGCTGTTTTTTCGATGCCATATCACACCACCGTCGCGCAGAGTGCAGCATTTACCCGGCTTGGGATAACCAGCGGAGCTGATTGCATCATCAGCAGGCGTTGCGCCGGGTCATCTTTCACCCAGGTCTTAGGGGCATAGGCCAGAGGGCCATAGTTGAATTTCGGGTCAAGGATCACGCCAAAAGCCCGAGTACCCATCAGGTCCGCGCCTGACATGATGACCGCACCGTCAGGGATCATCGGCTTTTCGATATTATCCAGCGGATCAATGAACCAGTCGTTATACAGCCACAGGTCGAAGTTGCCCCAGCGGCCTTTATAAACGGCCCCTTTCTGCACCTGCGCACCGGCATTAATCTGGTTGCCGAACGGGCTCAACGCCGGGAAAGTAATGGCGTTGTCCTTGATCGTGGTATCCAGCCGGAACGCTTTCCATGCCTTGTTAGTGAAGATCAGGTCCGTCGGTACCGCGCCGGAGTTTTTGAGGATCAGCGTCTGCCATTCTTCAATATCATCCGACGGCTGCGTGTTGGTCGCGCCAGCGGCGACCGTTAACGGCCATTTATCGCTGCCACTAAGGGTGATGGTCAGATCCGGCGAACGGCCGAAATCCACTACCTTGGTTTCATAACCTTCACCATTCACGGTGACTTTCCCTGACACCATGGCGCTGCTGGCCATCCATTCAAGACGGCGGTTAATCATGTCGATCTGATCTGCCATCTCGAACTGCAGGTTCAGCATTTCGCGCTCTGCCGCGGTAAATTCACCGCCGATGCGTTCGCCAATCTGCCGGCGGATCGGTTTACGCAGATCCGGGGCGCGCTTGTCTTTGATGTATGCCGGCTTAAAGGTATTGGTCTGGTATTTGCGACTCTCGACCAGTTTACCTTCCACCAGCGGCGATACGAATGGCGCCATACGACGCAGACCCACGTCCACATCGATAGCAACCTCTTCCGTCTCGTAAGTCACCACGTTCGGGAAGAAGCGATCCAGAAGCCAGTTTTGGCTGGTTTTCAGGTTAGGGACGACCTGGACCAGCACGCTGGTATCAAAAATGTTTTCCATATTCAGTCTCTTTATGATGCCGGCACCGTGGCCGGCCAGAATTCAGGACGAGTGCAACCCTGCCAAAGAACTGGCATCAGTTACGTTTCAAAGGGGTTAGATCAGGATACCGGCGACTGGATGCTATCGCGCAGGAAGATAGCTAACGGGCGGAATTGCGCTTTCAGTTCAGCAATGGTCCAGGTCGCGTCGAAGATCAGGCGATGCTGGTTAAACTCGCCCATCAGATACACACCGCCAGTTTGTGCTGTGGTTGTGGTGTCTACGTTATCGACCAAAATGGCAGATGGCTTTTCACTGCCGTCGGTGGCGTCTTTTTTGCTCGGGATATACGCGCCGGTAGCGGTGACCACACCGAGTACCGTCCCACGTTTAAGCGCCCCTGAAACACCGATCGTGACCGAGTCAGTGACCAGCTGTAACGGGCCGGAAACCAGCTGATCGGGTACGAACAGCGAACTGTTCATGCCCGGAGCGAATTGATTTTGTCCAAACTGGTCCATTACTTGTTACCTCGTGCAGTGTCATAGAGACTGGTCATTTTACTTACCAGCGCATTTTTACCCGTTGCAGGCTTCTCGCCGTCGGGCCCCAATCGTGCCTGCTCAGATTCACGCATCCGGGCATCCAGCGACTTTCTACCTTGTGGCTGCGGGGCTACGGCGCCCACCGTCGCCAGCGTGTCGATGGCTTCACACGCACTCATCCGGGTATTGAAAGCCAGGTGAGCGGCCATGTCCGGGCGGCCGGCGGCATGCTTACTGCCAAAAATGGCGGCGCAACGTTTCCGCTCTGCCCGGCGACCTTTTTTCACATCGCGGTTTTCATCCTCTTCCGCGTCTTCGTCGTCTTCTTCAGCACGACGGGATTTAGCCTTTTTGCCTTTTTCCTTGTCGTCATCATCGTCCTCGGCGTCAGGTTCACGATCGTCGTCGTCTTCCATGTCTTCGCGATCGTCATCGTCTTCAGCGTCCTCCTCGTCATCGCGCTCCTCTTCCGCGCGACGGGATTTCGCTTTTTTGCTTTTTTCTTTGTCGTCGTCCTCTTCCTCAGACGCTTTTTTCTTGAGGCCGAGAAGATGGGCAAACTTTAAATAAGACATACGTTAAGCTCCTGCTTCATTGATTAATTTTCGGAATGCGGCATCAGGGGTCATCACCGCATCGGCAAGCCCCAACTTGACGCCATCAGCCGCCAGGAAACAGGCAGCCTGGGTGTTACGGATAGTTTTTTCAGTGATCCCCCGGTTACGGGCTACCGTACTGACAAAAAGCCTACCCATCGCATCTACATCATCCTGAATCGCGGCGCGGGCCTGATCGCTCAATTTGATGTAGGGGTTGCTCTCGGCTTTGCGGTCACCGTAGGTGATGATGGTGACCGCCAGGCCGTCTTCTTTAATTCGCTGTGACCAGTCACAATGAATGACGATCACCCCGACCGAACCGACACCACCGGTGCGCGGTACATGAATGCGATCTGCCGCGCTGGCGATGGCATACGCGGCGGAATACGCATTTTCGGTAAGGATGGCGTGGATCGGTTTTGAACCGCGGGCATGATAAATTTCATCCACCAGATCGAAACAGCCGGCTACCTCACCGCCGGGAGAGTCGATATCGAGGCAGATGCCGCTTACTTCGGGGTCACTGATCGCGGTCAGGAACGACTGCCTGATCCCGTCGTAGCCCGTCATACCGCTGTAGGGTCGCAGACTGCCCAACTTCTGAACCAATGTCCCCTGCACGGGGATCACCGCGATACCGCCAACCACGTCATAGCCGGCGTCCTGTTTACGAGCCTTTCGGCTAAAACTTTCATCATCCCCCAGCCAGTCAGATGCCAACGTGTTGATGCGGGTTATCCCGAACCGGTCCATCATAGCGGCCATGACCACTTCGGCCTTTTGCGGGTGCAGCGCCAGCGGCGTGTTAAACAGCCGCTGCGCCAGGTGCGGTAAATTCACTCTGCCTCCGGATCTTTAATTGTTTCAGGTGCCAGGATTTCAGCCTGTGCCCAGTTCGGAACCGGGAGCCCCCGCTCTTTGAAGGCGGCAATCTCGCGCGCACGCTGATCCAGCATTTCTTCCCAGTCCTCGCCGGCGTTTTCCGCCGATTCCATTTCCAGCGTTGAAAGCCCGGCATCCATACCCAAGATGGCGCCTTTCTTCTCCGCCACCGGGTCCACCCAGCCACGACCTGGCCCCATCCAGCGAGCACGGCAATACGCCGCCCTGGCGTCCAGAAAGTGCGGTGCACCACTGGGCAGCGGTAGGTCTTCCGTATCGTGGATTTCTTCAATAAAAGCGGACAGGATCGGCTGGGCGAACCCCACAGAAAAATCATCGCGCCGGCGGGTCAGTGTCTTCCACGCCTCCAGCATCGCAGAGCGTGCCGAGCTGTAGTTAACATCTGACCAATCTTGCGTAACCTGCTGTGTTGACAGGCCCGTTGCCGCAGCGATATTGCGCAGCGCTGCGCTTTCAAAAACTTCAAAATTGCTGTGAGGACGGGCCGCATTAACTGCCTTTACATCCTCGCCGGGGTACAATATCGGCATTCTCGCGCCATTTTGCAGCGATATGCGGCGATCATTGTGAAAATCAACGCGCCCTTCTTGATAAGCACCGATCTGAGTATCGTCAAAGGTTTCCCCCATCGCCGCCTCAACCATCTGCGGGTCATAGGGAGAGGTAATGTAGGCTCCAAATACGGCGTTCAGGATCGCTGCTTCAAGCTCCGACTGGTCATACTTGATGAGCATTTTCAGCCGCTGAACAACCGGCGTTAAAATACCATTCCCACGGTGTTGTGCGCCCCGCTCATGGTCATAATCATGGACCACATGCGGACGTCCCCAGCTTGTTTCCCGCGGGATGCGCCGCCATGTCATCGTCTTGGCGCCACTCCACCAGTCGCCGATATGTGCCTCACGGATGTGATACGCGATCGGCGCGCCATCACCGTCAATTTCAACACCACCGCGAACATTCGGCATATCGAAATTTTGCTGCGGGTTACTCAACCGGTCCGGATCGACGATTTGCACCGTTGTGGCATAGCGGCCGCGGCCACGCCCCAGCCTGTCGGGCCGGTATTGCAGCACCGCCAACGCATCACCATCAAGCAGCTTGTGCCGAAAACCCAGGCGCAACATTTGAGACACCGTTTGTTTGCGCTCAACATCGCAAAAACGTCCCGGATCATTAGCCCATGACCGCCAGTGAGCCTCAACCACCTTGCCATATTCATCTGCCCAGGTGGCGTCGAAGGCTGTATTACCGGTCATCAATGCCAACATGCGATAGTCAGGCTTGAGGATGGGACGAAAGTTGGCGCCGACGGCGTTATCCAGCACACGGGTAATACTGCCGCTGGCCCAACCATCATTGCGCGCAAGATCTCGCACGCGGGAAACAATGCGATCACGGTAGATATTGATCTCATTGTCGGGTGACCATAACGCAGGCTGCCAGTTGGCCAACTGGTCGCTAAACGAATCCGCCGCATCGTAAGGCACACGGCTGCCGCCCACCAGCATGGATGCCTTTGACCGCATCGGCGGTAGCGGCTGCCCATTCGGGCCTAAAATTTTGATGTCATTCATCAGAATCTAAACCTCATTGGCCGACGTGGTCGGGGAACAATACCCAACTGCGCCTGCAGCAACTGGATCAGTGCCATCAGGTCCGCCATTGAGGCTTGTTGATATGAGACAGAGCGCGTGCCATCACCTTGCGTGTACGAGAACGACACACCGCGCGCGCCGGCTGCGAGGTCAATATAGGCCTGTTGCGCCTTTGCCAATGCGTCCTGCAATTGCGCAGGCGTCATCGCACCGGCCAACAGGCTGGTGTTACGGTTAAACATAGGGGTCCTTATGATGGCAAAAGTTGTGACAGGCGCTTGCGCTTCGGTTTTTCCGGCTCTTCAATGATGACGCCAGGCAGTCGAAGGTTTTGTTTTTCCTCTGGCTGCTGCGGCGCCGGCAACAGGCGATCGGGATTGACCGCGATGTTGTCCGCCAGCAGATTCAGCTTTAAACCGAGATAAAACAGGCCGCATAGGGCTGCATAGCTGTACACCCTGCAGTCCAGCGCTTCGTTTGCCCTGCCTGGAAGCTGCTCCCAAACCCGGTAACGCTGGCCGCCGGACACCTTCAACACCGAACGTTCCGCCAGCAATTGGCTGAAATAGTTCAGGTCACGGTCTGCCGGGAAGTGCATGTAGCTGGCCTTAGCTTCTCCAGGCTCCTGGGGCGGATCGATATGCAGTCGCCCGCGGACGGTATCCTTGGCCGCATTCACCCCAATGATGATTGGTTTAAAACTGGCCTTTGACTTGGACGTTGGCTTTTTCGTGGGCCAAACCGGCGAACGTTTACCACCGCGCGCCGATTCGCCCTTGATCGCCCAAATTCGGCGGCCAAGGCGCTCTTTGGCAAACTCGTAAACTTTCTGGGTGTGGTGGCCACCGGAGTCCATGCAGGCCGCCATGATCGTGAATCCACGCCCGTCAGCCCGGCGCCAGACCTGCTTGAGATACGCATCGAGGCGTTGCCACGGTTCGTTAGTTTCCAGATCGCCCTCAATCACGTCGAAGGCAATCGACCAGCTCTCCTCATTACGTCCCCAACCTGTCACCTCAATTTCAAAGCGACCATCCTGGGTATCGATGCCGGCCGTTAAAACCGCCACGCCGTCAGGCACTTCTGCTGCATAGACTTCACAGCGTTCCAGCAAGCGTTTTTCGCTCAGTGCCTTTTCGCCGCGGTCTTCATACGGCTCGCCAAGCACCAGGTTGATAAAGGTCTGACGCATGAGCGGATCGTTTTTCACCCGTAGCCACTCAGCCACCAGATATTTCCAGGCCGCGTTCGGGAACAGGCTGTAACCAGCCCAAATGTGAAAACCCGCATGCCCTTTAAATTGTTTGGTTGCGCGCCACTCGCCGCGCTTCACCATGCCCGACTTTTCGTTATGGTGGATCACGCAACCATTATGCCGGCAGACGTAATATGCCGATTCAGGGATGCCTTCTCCATTTTCATCCTTGTCCCACTTGATGCCGTATGGCGTCTCAGGGCCGCCCCACTCCAGTACCTGAAATTCACCGCAGTGCGGGCACGGGACGTAATAGCGGCGCTGATCGCTTTCCTCATACGCCTTTTCAATCCGGCTGGTGCCCTTCACCGTTGGCGTCGAACCCAGGGCAATCTTGCGGTTCCAGTATGTTTCAGAACGCTTAATGCCCAGTGCAATCTGATCACCTTCCACCCCGGCGCCGCCGGACGGATAACCGTCAACTTCGTCAAACAGGATGATCCGGCAGGTAATACGGCGGAAGCCGCCGGGGCTGTTTGCCCCCACCAGCGTCAAATTGGCGCCGTTGGCAAAGGTCTTTTTGAGGATGGTCTGATTACTGTCCTTGGCTTTGGGATCACCACAGATTTCCGCCAGCACCGGGGTATCACGCAACATCGGCGCGATCTCGGTTTTACTGTAATCTTCGGCATCTTCAACACGCGGCTGAACGATGAGGATCGGCGACGGGTCATGAGCCAGGTAATAGCCGACAACGTGATCAAGTATCTTGGTGTAGCCAACGCGCGCCGACTTCATCACAGACACCTGCGTCACCGCCGGATCGGTAATGGCGTCCATCATGCCATCCTGATACGCGAAAGATCGGAATCGGCCCGTTTGCGCACTGGTTTCTTTCGAGAGCACCGCGTATTTATTAGCCCATTCGCTCAGTGACAGCGGTTCGGGCGGGCGAACATCGGAGCGACGCAGGCGCAGCTCCCCGGTGAAATTCTGCCAGGCTGCAGCGTTAGTTCTCTCCTCGGTTGTTATCTGCATCAAGGCTCAATTCCTCCATCGCCTCGTAAACCACCTCCTGCAGTGCCTGGACAAACTCCGCGTCGTTGGTGGTAGAAGCCAGCACCCGTAACCGGGGGCCATGTTCAGGAGCAATCGCAATGAGACGGGTGCGCATGCGGGCGTATTCATTACCTACGGCCTCGATCATGTCTTTGTACGGCAGCACCTGCCCGGATTTAATGTCGTACTCGAGCTGGGTAAGCAACGCGAGGAAGTTTTCTTTCATCTGGCGCGCTTCATCAAGCGTCATCGTCACGCCGTGCTCGGCGATCATCCGCTCAACGGTTTTCGTCGGAGACTCGGCCAGATCCTTATCGTTTTTGTTACCTGACTTGTTACCCGAGGATCTGTTACCTGTTTTGTTACCCTGCTTGTTACCTGCCGGTTTTTTCTCTGGTCGGGTAACAGTTTTTCGGAAGCGCTCAATGTTCGCATTCGACGCTTCAACGTCAATATCGTCTCCGGCCAGAACCAGCCAGCCGCGGGCCTTCCAGGTCGTTACCGTCTTTCGGCTGACGCCGTGAAGTTTGGCAAAATCTGACTGGTTCATCTGTTACCTCAGGTGTTACCTGTTACCCAAATTTCAAAAGTTGATAGCTAGACGCAGAACGCGGCGCGCAATGCCCGTGAGATAAAAAAGTGCCAGGAAGGACCCATTTTTTTCTTGAGCCCTTCCCCTGAGGGTGAACGCCGATCATTTTGCTGTTCGCATCGCATCTGCCATAGCCCTGCTCAGTTCTGTCGGCATCAATGCGTTGGCCATAGCCTGCGCGCGATCGAAATAGCCCAGCGTCGGTTTCACTGGCAGAGCATCACCGAACTGGATCAGCAACTTCGGCGCTGGCATCTTCATGCGTGGTTGACGTGTGCCGTTCGCAGAGCGTTTGCGCCGCTTCTTGCCCTTCTTCCCTTTCTTGGCTTTACGCCGCTGCCAGACGCCGTTGGTTCCATCGATATCACCAATGAACACGTCATCCTTAGCCTTTAGCTGTGCCATCTTGTTGCGCGTCAGGTTGCCGTATTTGTTCAGCTTGATGTTCTTGGGGTTCAGCAGCGCCTGGCTGTTCAGCTTATGCTGGCCACCGAATTCGAATGGCTCCAGATAGCTCGCGGCAGTGTCCATCACGAACACCTTGGCCTTCAGGTTGCTTTTCCGGGCGCCGAACGATTTAACCGAGTTGACCGTAAACGGTGTGGGGTTTTCCAGATGCCGCTTAAACGCGGTTTTCTCCGCTGCCTCTATCTTTCGGGCGACGCTTGTCAGTGCCTGCGCCGTAGCAAACGGGATTTGCTTGCGTACGCTCTGGAGTTGAGCCGACAGCTCTTTTAAACCAGCCATCCTCACCCCCCAATAAAAAACCCGCCGGAGCGGGTTATACTAATCAGTTTATAATTTCTCTAGTGCTGTTTGAATCGCGTCCGCCAGCCCCTCAATCTCAGCAGCGGCACTCTTCAGATCGTATTCTACTTTATCAACCCTGTTGGCAGCTACTGACGAGGAAGCGGAGGATTTCGCTATTTCCAATGCTGCTTGGACCGCTAATAAACGCTTCTTTTGCTCAGGGCTCGATTTTAAATCAGAACCGAAGTAATGCTCTAACATATCAATCTCCATTTGCTAAACCCACAACGTTTGCGGGTAACGATATGTAAATGGGGTTTGTTCTGATAATAACAAGGGCATTATCGGTGGCGCTCAGTGAATGCCACCTGTAATGCTATCTGAGGCAAACCTGATTGATGTAATCCTGCAATCCGGCGATCTGCTTATTGGCTATTTCGATTCGCTCTCGGAGACGGAAATAATCCCGTTGAGCGGCGTCAGTAAGTCGGGGGCTGGCTGCATTAGCCACGCCGGCGGCGCCGGTGGTTGGGCACGTGGCGGCGAGCTGCAGCCGGAGATTGCCAGCGTCAACAGCGCGCTGCAGAACATCGATTTGATTCTTGGCATCGTTCAGTTCCTGGGTGCGGTGTTCGTCGATGGCAGCCACCGCACGCTGCGTGCTGTTCTGCCAGTCGAGCTGGCCAGATAGCTGGCCGTTGGCGGTTTGCAATTTGTCGCGTTCGTAGCGCAGAGCCTGATTGCTGTACGCGAAATACGCCAGCAGGCAGAGCACCACGGCAACGATAGCGGCCTGCCAATGCTCTAGCGGCCACTTCATGACAGAAACATCTCGCGTTCTGCCGCACGGCGCGCTACCAGCCCATCAAGCCGTTTACCTCCGGCATTTACCCAGCGGCCGAATTGGTCTGCTGCGCCTTGCTTATCGCCAGCGTTCAGTTTTTGCAGAAGCGTGGATGTGCTCAGCGAACGCAAACCGAGGTTATACGCAAAGCTCACCAGCGCATCGAATTGGCCCTGAGTGATTTTCACCTTCACCAGCTGATTAACGCCCTGCTCATACTGCACAACGCCGCATTTCAGCAACCGATCAGCAGTGGCCTGATCAATCTGCATTCCTGGGCCGACTTTCTTACCGTCAACAGGCTGAGTCCATCCGTAACCAATCGTCCAGACGCCCACCGAATCCTGATAGGCCTTCAGCCGTAGGCCTTCGAAGCGCTTAATCAGCTCAATGCCGCTTTTACTTATCTGCATTGTGGTTTTCCTCGCCCTGATGATTGCCAGAGCAACAGCTTCGCGATGTTCCCCTTAACCCGATACAGCGCGATGCAGATGATGAGATTCGCAGCGATTACGCCCCAGTGTGTTTCCTGGTACTGCTGAGCAATGAAGCGAAACGGGATCCATGAATAGGCACCAATAACCAACCATGCCAGCCAGGCTATCCATGCCCGGTGCCGATAACCTGTTTTTCTGAAGCATGCAAGGCGGCAGACAATCGCCGAGCACAGCAACACATTCAGCACAACAAGTGGATCACTAGTCGTTACTGTGTGAATGAGGTTTAACCACATCACAGAGATATCGTTACTTGCCATTCGCGCCTCCCCGGAATCTGGAAAACAGCGATGTCGGATCCTCCATCTTCTCACTGACGAAGGTAAGCAGCTTGACCGCGACAGCAGAGATGATTAGCGCACCTAACGGCTCTAGCGGCGTGTCGTTGTAATTCAGCCATGCTGAAAGCTTGGCGCCGGCAACACTCGCACCGAGCACACCAGTACCAAATGAGACAACGAACGAGAAAGCCTGTCTGATTCGCGGAATGTCTTTGGCCTGGGTGACGTAGAACATCGCACCGATGAACGCTCCAAAGATAACCCCGTAATCAATGCCAACTGCAGGCGCCGCAATCGTGGCCGACACCAGCGCAGTGGTGCCAGTCGCAGTCAATGGATCGGACATCGTTACTCCTCATTGCTGTAATTGTCCTCTCCATACCGAGGGCATAAAAAAGCCGCAGTCTATGCCACGGCTAATAAAGTTCAGCCGCCAGCCGTAAACGCTGCCGGTAAGAGGGTGCCGTGTGTGTCGTCCGTTGGCTGGGGCTGAAAACGAGAAAACCCCGCCGGAGCGAGGTTTTGAAAGTTGATAAGCTACGTCACTGCGTAACCACTCTTATCACAATAGCCAGTAAAATTCGTAACGAAAAGCGGAAATTTACGCGACAGCCGAAATTTCTGATCTGCTCGTCCAGGCGTCCATCTCAAGCGTCGCCCCGGTCATAGCTAAACAGCCTTCTATAAAGCTTTCCGCCATCATCAGCTTTTGCCTTATGTTCCCTTCTGAAACCTTCCATCTACGGGCTATCTCCGACTTTGATACCCCGTATCGGTAGTGAAGCATGATTACTCCGAGCTCTCTTTCGTCGCGCACCTTCTTCAATCTTCCCACGGCGCCGTCAACAATCAGGCCGTCATTATCGCAGCATGAAGGCTTACTCTTGCTTGTGTTCGCCAGAAGCCCCTTAAACCCAGCTGCGATCGGAGAATAGTCCACGCCGCTGTTGTCTTTCGCCCACTGGCCCCAACGCTCTAATACCAACTGGATATCTCTCATATAATTTCCTTGATGATTATCTCGCCGGCATTACCCCAGCGCTTGGTTACGCGGACATCCCAAACGGCACAATCTTCAGAGTAAATTGCGTCCATCAGGGCTTTTAGTAAGTTGTCTGTATCTGGCTTCTGCTGATGCGGTTTCCCGGCCATCTCAGCGCGTTTCTTCTTGCTCCAGCCATCTGGCATGGGTAAAACAAAAGTCACGTGATAGCCGCTCTCAGGCAGCGAGATTCGATTCAATTTCACCTCATCACAGAATGCCCGGTAGCGGAGAACTGGCGGGCGCTTGGCCCACCGGTCTTTTTGTGTCATGCGTGGTTTTGGGATTGGCGTGATCGGATACGTCTTCATGCGATCGCCCCAATGCCAATGGAGTAATCCAGGAACTGCGCCAGTAAATCAGTTTGGCTACCATGTTCCGCTTCCCAAGCTGCTGGGTCGTCATGCAAATTGCGGTGACAGGTACGACACAGCGGGATTGTCAGATAGTCGCTGGGCTTGGTTCCCATCCCACCCAGACCATGACCGATGATGTGGTGAGGGTCGTCTGAGCGCGCTCCGCAACCGCAGCAGGGGCGGGTCTTTACCCAGCGGGTATATTTGCTGTCCTCTACGCGGGTGAGCTTCGGCCGCAGCAGAAAGGCCTTTTGTGGTGCCGGGTCTACGGTGAAGCACTTGACCGCCTGCTTGGAAATAATCGCAGTGGCCCCCGGCGTGCAGTCCATCTCTGACTCCTTGCGGGTGCCTGTGATCACCTTTGGCTCCGGTAAGTCGGTGACAGTGCGCGCGACATCATCGGGGATCAGGTCGAATACGCCGGACAGCATGGCCCACAGCATCAGCTCAGGGATTGTCAGTTGCCCATCAGACTTCAGGCGATGTTTTGCCGTTGCCACCACCAAGCGCGCTGTATTGCGGGCTGCGATTTTTTCCAGTTTCGGCGATACACCCAGGCTTTTTTTGTAGCACCCAGGACAGATGCGGACGGCCGAATTACCTACGCGCTCTGTGTCCAGAATTGTCTCCGGCAGGTCGTGCTTGCTGTACTGGCATTTCGTGAACTGAGTCGCCCAGGCCTCGATCGAGTTAACGCCGCCGCAGGCATTCGTCACGCGCTCATGCTGGAAGAAATACTGCAGGCGCGGGTCATTAGCGATCTCATGCTCCACCGCCGGCAGGATTCCTTCTGGCGCGTCTTTGAATTCTTTCGGCAGCGTGGAAACCATCACACGGCCTGTCATGTGAAATGCCAGCTTTTCGTCAACCGGGATCAGGGCAATACCCAGATCACGCTGTACCGCTGCTTTGACTATCGCTCTCATGCCTGAACTCCTGACATTGCATAAGCTCTGGTTAAAATTGGGCGCCACTGCTGGCGAGCCTTGCTCTCGTCCACGTTGCCAAATCCGTTCTTGCGCACCTGCTGCTGCGCGCGTTTCTCAGCGTCATTTTCTGGCATCGCTGCATCACGGATCAGTCGATCGAAAGCCTCATCGAAATCAATCTCCGGCGCGTCACCGGCCACCGGCTCCTGGCGCTGCTGTTCGACCGCTTCGGCCATAGCAGCTTTGTGGCTGCGCTGACGATCCCAGGCTTTGGCGGCTGCCAGATACCCACCGAATCGGACGGCATCGAAAATCATCTTGGCGCTGAGCATGTGGCCCATCTTCGGATCGCCCAGCAGCAGACTTGCACGGTGTTCAGCCACCAGCTTTAGTTCGGCAGCGCTGTTACCGTCCGCCAGGCGCTCGGTAATCTCACGCAACGTGTCGGCACGCTTTGGCGTCCTGCCGTTGATTTTTTCATTCAGAAAATCGAGAACTTCCCCAGCCTCAGCTGATTGGTTCGCTGCTCCAGCATCGTTCTGGGGGGCTATGGGGGGGTTTTCTTTTGGGTTTAAGATTCCTGGTAGATTCCGGATCCCGTTTTTGGGTGTGTTTCCGTCCAAAAACGGGATCGTTTCGCTTTCTTTAACCATCCCGTTTTCGGGGGCCTTATCTGAAACGCACCCGTTTTCGGTAATGTTCCCGTTTTTGGGTGTGTTTGCTTTTTGGCTCTGCTCTATCAAACGATCCCGTTTTTGGTAATATTCCCGTTTTTGGGTGTGTTCTGCGTCAGTGATACTTTCTTCAACGCCAACAAGACGATAAACAGGTACCTGACGGGTTTTCCCCCTGCGCTCTCCTGTGTCTTCAATCAGCCCGAGGGAGATCAGGTGCTTCAGGCTTGCCTGCACAGTTTTCTTGTTCAGTTCTGATGCTTCAGCCAATGCATCGATGGACGGGAACGCACAGTGATCTGCGCCACTCATATCAGCCAACCACGTCAACACTGACTTGGATGATGACTTCCCCGTCTTTACCTTCTTGGCCCAGCGCATTGCGTCTAAGCTCATACGTCAACTCGCTTAAAATTCTCATTGAAGTTCTCGACAGACCGAAAGCACTCGCCATGCTCATAACCATCACGCAGGAAAATCACTCGGTTCTCGCCGATATCCCAACGGATGACATGCACGCGGATTCCGCGGCTGTCTACGTAGTACCGATCAACCTCGCGGCTAGTCATGGAACTCTTTCATCTCGAAGCGGCCAAGGCGCGGGTGATACCAGTACTTGCTGCGGCAGGCGCGCGTCGCCGTTCGGCGCACCTCGCCCAGCGCAGACATGAAATCGTCCTCTTTCGCCACCGTCGCATTCGTCAGAATGCCGCCCGGTGCGTTGAAGGGGATTTTCTTGCTGGGTACATGGAAGGCGCTGATCAGCGCTCTCACCTTCCCGTCGGAAAGGCCGGATTCAGCAACAAGGTTGCGGACAGTCTGCCAACCCGGAGGAATGGCGCCGGTCGAGATTTCTTCAATCTGCTGGGTTACACCGCTCACCTGCAGCTGTAATGCGTTCATCTGGCGCTGCTGCTCGGCGGCTTTGGTCGCCATCAGAGCGATCATTTCCAGCTCGGTCATCGGTGATGCGGTCTGTACTGCGTCGAAGATGCGTATCACCTTCAGGTTGAAGGCTGCGCTGATCCACATGGCGTAGGAGTAAACCAGCTCTTTGCAGGCATAGCTGCCCTGCTCCAAACCACCGCGAATAACGCTAATTGGTTGATTTTCTTGCGAGGGGGGAATTCCTCCCTCGGTCAAAAGTTGCACAAGCTCTTGCGTTTGCTGGGTGGCATACCAGTATTTCGGCTTGTGGCGCTCCTCACCACCAGCCGCCCGATGCAGGTCATTCAGGCAGTAACGGCCAGCCGAGTCTTGACGAATGGCGGTCTCTTCGATCACAATCAGGTTGTTCATAGCAGAACTCCAAATCAGATTAGTGAAGGCCGTGCAGTTGCAGCTGCGCGGCTTTTTGCTTTCTTTCCCGCCTTCTCTGGCTTCTCGTCCTTCGTACCGCTTGCCAATGCAAACTGCCTGGCTCGGGTGAGGCAATCGTCGAATGCCATCCCTTTGCGGCTCGCCTGCGATATACGGCGATAGTGATCAGCTCCATGGTTTGCCCCCCCTGAGCCAGCGCTTCGCTGAATCCCTCTTTCACCAGTTGCTTCTTGATGTTGTCGTAAACAAACGTGTCCCAGGCCATAAAGCCCCCTATTCCATCTTTGGTTCCCGGATGTGCTCCAGCATTGAAAGCAACTTTTTAGCCTCATCACCGGTCAGCACTACGTTTTGCTCGCATCCTGGAGCTGCAACGCACCCTTCAGGCAATCCAAGCTCCAACACCATCCGCGCCGCCATCTTCACGATGCGAATCTTGTCACGGCTCAACCCCGAAGGGTGGATCCCCATCCCCATCGCCAGCGGCTTGTTGCCGCGTAAAATGGCCTCCTTGTGAAAGAAGCTCTCCAGCACTTCAGGCTTGCAGTTGACGCGCACTGAATTGCGACTTGTTGCGACTGATTCCATTTACAATTTCCGTTGTGTTTCAGTGGTTAGTTTGGTTTTTTGAACATGTGAGGCAGATCAGGGCGAATCATGTAGCCGGGGATCTCCCCATTGGTTACTCGCTCGATGTGGCCTACGTGCTCAGGTGAAACTTTCGCCTTGTTGTGAAGCCATGCCCAGACTGAGGGCTGCTTTACCCCACAGGCATCGGCAAGCTTTTGCTGGCTACCCAGGACTTCAATAGCCTTCTTGATTGCTTGGTTAACCATAAATAGCTCCGTCTTTTTAATTTACCGAAATAATAGTCATAGCTATGTCAATTGTAAATAGGCAAAGCTATTTGATAGTTAAATAGTCTCAGCTATATGATGGCGATATGAAAAAAACGACCTTCTCAGAACGACTAAATCAGGCCATGAAAGAGAGTGGCTTTACGCAAAACGCACTGGCCGAGGCTGTTGGCATGGCTCAGCCTAGCGTTTGGAAGTTGGTCAGCGGCGGCGCCAAAGGATCAAAGAAAACCGCTCAGATCGCGAATGTACTTGGAGTACGCGCGGAATGGCTCGCTGAAGGAACGGAGCCCATGCGCGATAGCGCAACAGAGTCAAAACGTATCGATTTAACAGATAGCATCCGGGATGACTCCGACATCTATCGAGTTGAAGTTCTTGATTTGGTAGTTAGCGCAGGCCCAGGGAGTTACATGCTTTCCGAGGTTGTTGAAGTATTGAATGCGATTGAGTTCACTTCAGACCGTGCTAAAGCATTGTTTGGACACAGAGCGGCCCATGACGTGAAAGTTATGACGGTAGACGGAGATAGTATGTCCCCTACGATAAAATCAGGGGATAGACTGTTTTTCGATGTTGCTGTTCGTGAGTTTACTACGGATGGCGTTTATGCATTTGTTTACGGTAAAACTTTTCATGTAAAGCGCTTGCAAATGCAAGGTACAAAGCTCGCCGTTCTTTCTGATAATCCTCACCTTGAGAAATGGTATATCGACGAAAACACTGAAGATCAGTTTTTTGTGATGGGAAAGGCTCTGCTACATGAGTCCATCATGTACGGAAAGCTTTAGGTGTTATCGTAGCCACTGTATTGCTAATGAGGTGAATATTATGAGAAAAGAAAAAATAATTATGCTTTACCCCACCTTGGTTAAGCCGGGGTTATCTGTTTCACATTACATGCCGCCTGACGTGGTCATGTTTACGGAAAAATATCCATCTCATTGTTCATTTTATCTGACATCGCTGATGTATCTTGAATCTGGAAAGAGGTATACAACTGAATTAGATATATTTTTTGATGGAAAGTCTGTTTTAAATAATGATAACGATAATGAAGATGATAACCCTATGGAATCATTCATATTTAGTCATGTAGACAATGATTCAACCTTGGTTGGATCTGCGCTTCTTGTGAAGGATGTCGCACTAGAAAAACCAGGGGTTTATAACATTGTCTTCAAAGTGTATGAAGACATGAATGGAACATTAAGTAATGTCCTCGATGAGAAGTCTTGTTCGTTCATAGCAGCCACACCGATGAGGATTTGACATTGTCCAGAAGACTTTACTCTGTCCCCTCGGATGGAAATCTTATTGAACAAAATTCTGTCTCGCCGCATAATTCGTTCGATGATGGTAACGGTGGTGGAGGCGACGACATGCTAGAAAGAGTAAAAAAACTTGAAGACAAGCTATCTACGCTAGCTATTGATATTGCGGTCATCAAATCAAATTATGCGACAGGAAGTGACGTTGCGGCAGTAAAAACTGAAGTGGCTAATGCAAAAGCTGATTTGCACAGCGCCCTTAGACTACAAGCGCTTACAATAATTGGCTCAATGATCGCCATTATTAGCTTAGCGTCAGGGATAATAATTAAATTTACCCATTCCTGAACAACCCGGCCACCGCGCCGGGTTTTTTATGCCCTATTCTTCCAGCAACTTCACGGCCAGGTGCATAACCTGCATTTGATCCTCATCCCACTTATCCAGCCCCTTCGCCAGCTCAGTCCGGATAACATCGGCTATAGCCACCTTCTTCGTCTCATGTCCTTCCGCCACCATCGCAAATACCACATCACCCACGATGCGACACATCTCCTGATAGCGAATTTGCGCTTGCTCTTCGTAGTCCATACCAACCTCCATCAAGTTTTTCCGATAGTAGCGCTTTAAAAATCGAAAATAAATAACCTTAAAAATCAACAAAATAATAGCTGTGTCTATATTTATATAGTTTTGGCTATTTACATGAATTATAACCGCGCCTATTATTCACTCCATCGACAGCAACAACGTCACCCCAAACCACCGGGAACAGTTGCTGGATAGTCGAACGGCGCGACTTTAAACCATGCGTCGGGTGCTCGGCGGGTTCAGGATGAACGGCAATGATGCACAACTTCAAGTTTCTTTGGGGTGCCAGTTACCGCCAAAGAGACTTGCTGATAGATTGAATGATGCCTAACCACAAGGAGAATTTTAGTGAAAAGCAATATGACTTACACAGCCATGAGAGTTAAGCAATTCGGCTACACCCCTGCTGTTGAGGTTACATGCTACGACGAGCGAGCCAAACAGAAAACTGAATGCCTTCTTATTTTCAAAACGTTGGATGAAGTAATTTTTTATGGAACCGATAACTTCCACCCATTGATCAAAGCGGAGATGAGGGAAGTGGCTATTGAGGCAATATCAATTGGGATGGGGAAGGCACAAATAGAAGCAAAACAAAAGGTTGTTGAGCTTGAAAGTAGCAGGAAAAGGCAAGTCAGCAGGGCGAGACAATTTAGAACTATGATTGAAGGTTGGTCTGGTGAAATATCTTCGCTAAATGAAGATATTAGGCATGGTTTAGATACTCCAACCATACGAACAAGGTTATCAACACTATCAAAAGGAATGATGGATTATAACCCGAACAAATAATCACCCCACACCCCGCCAGCCGGGGTTTTTTATTGCTTTCAATCCCCTCTTTTATCACGACCTAAAGGTCGCACCATCGAGGCAATCATGAGTTTAAACGGATGGAAGGCGCTGGTTTACAGCGTCATGGCTGGCCTGTGCCTATGGGCTGTAACCATAGCGGGCTGCGTATATATCGCCGGTTAACGCCGGCGTCTCACCTATCTGGTGGCGTGAGAAATCACAAGCCTGCTCAGCACCACTTCCCTTGTCACATCCTTTGCACCGCTCGCCGGGGCTCTTTTTTTTCACATCACCAAAGGCGCTGCCCTGCTCCAGTGTGCTGGAACCGTAGGGAAACCGAGCGCGTGCATCAACTCAGGCAGCGCCTTTGCCCATGTGAATTTCATTGAGAGGACATGTTATGCAAACCACCACCCAACGCTGTGAACACTGCGGCCAGACGCGCGACGTAGCAAAACAGGCCGTGAGCATTCAGCGCTATGAAGACGGCAGATATAAGGCCGTGAGAATGCTCGTCTGCGCCGATACCTGCGCGCCGGTGTACGTCGTCCGCCAGAACATCAGAACACTGCAGCGCCGCCTGCACACTCAGCAGCGGAGGCCAACATGGTAAGCCTCAACGCTCGTATTCAGCACAAGTACGACCTGACCGGGGGCGATTTCGCCCCTAAGCGCCACCACGGCAAACACCTCTTCTACCTTCTCATTTTTACCCTGTGCCTGCTGACTGCTGGCGCGGTCTGGAGTTAATGCATGGCTAAAAACTCAACGGAGGCCTACGGCGCCAGCGGTAAAACCAACGTGTTGATGTTCGAGCCTGAAAATTTGCACCTGGTGTCTGATAAAACGCACCCGCTTTACGACGAACGCATCCACCTTCCTCTCCATGAGCCGACTGTGCTTAGCATCATGAAGTTGGGGGTGATTGAGCCGATCGTTATCTGGAAAGACCCAGAGACAGGCAGCTCCTGCGTAGTTGAAGGTCGTCAGCGGGTTAAAAACACTCTTGAAGCAAATAAACGCCTGCGGGAAGAAGGTAAAAAGCCTCTTCTTGTGCCGGCAGTCGTCAGACGCGGATCGCCGTTTAGCGTTGCTGAGGTGATGATTAGTGCCAATGAAATCTTTCAGGCAGACACGCCGCTGGGCCGAGCCAAGAAAATGGCTGATGCGCTTACGCGGGGCCACGATGAAGACGATTTGTCACTGATGTTTGGCGTTGGCGTGCAGACGATCCGCGCCACACTCGCCCTGCTTGATGCCACTCAGGCCGTTAAAGATGCGGTTGAATCTGGCAACATTACAGTTACCCAGGCGCGCCAGCTGGCGAACCTCACGCCCGACGAACAGCGCGAAAAAGTGAAAGAGGTCGAAACGGCAACCGCCGGCACCAAAGGCCACGAAAAAGCGCGCCGGCAGCGTCAGGTACTTGGCGATGCCAAACCCCGCATGAAGTCCCGAAAAGAAATCACGAAAGCCCTTGAGAGTGCGAGCGGTGATTACGCTCAGGCGCTCCGCTGGGTGCTGGGAGACGAAGCATGACAACCATCAAGCGCTTTACCCCTGACTACAAAATGCACGCGGTTCGCTTTGAGGCTTTCGCGCGTGAAGCTGAGCATGGCGAATTAGTTCAATTTGATGACCACCAGCAGGTAGTGAGCGCCGTAGAGGCTGAGCGCGATGCGCTGGCTGTGGAGAATGCGACGCTGAAGAGTGCCATAACCGGGAAAGCCTATATCGACTTCGTGACTTCCAATGGATGGAACCCAGGGATGAAAACCATCAACGGCAAGTTTGCCGGCTTTATGGATGCAGAGATCGATTTCGGGTGCATGGCATATGACCATGCCAAGAAGTTGATCGATGCGGTCGAAACCCCAGCCACTGACGCAGCACTTGCAGCTATCCAGGCGCAGGCCATCGAAGATGCTGTGAAGAAGGTTCTCAGCGTGGACACGATCGCATCTACAGCTGTGATTTCTCACTTGCTGCGTACATATGCCACCGAGCTGCGGGAGGCCAAATGAAAGAGCGCCCAGTGATGCCAGCAAATGAAACCGATCAGCTTGATATTGACCAGCGATGCAATGCCGAAAGTACCGTCAACATTGTCAGCGTCTCTGGCGGAAAAGATAGCCTGGCTCAATGGATTTTAGCTGTTGAAAACGATGTTCTGCACACTCCTGTTTTCGCCGATACGGGCCATGAGCACCCGCAGACAATGGATTACCTCGATTATTTGGAATCCAAGCTTGGAAAAGTTATTCGCGTTAAAGCAGATTTCGGGCGCCAGATTGAAGGCAAACGCAAGTTTATTGCTGAGAAATGGCCAGTGTCGCTGGTTGAGGAATGCGGGATGTCCCACGATGAAGCGGCGGAACGGATTGCCCACGCGCTGGAAATTCTTCACCCGACCGGTAATCCATTCTTGGATTTGTGCATGTGGAAAGGTCGATTCCCAAGCACAAAGGCGAGGTTCTGCACTTTTGACCTCAAGCATGAGCCAGTACGCACTCAGATAGTTCTGCCAGCGCTGGAAGAGTTTGATGAAGTAATTAGTTGGCAAGGAGTCCGAGCACAAGAGTCACCAGCACGGGCCGGTTTACCCATCTGGGAGGAGGACGCAGATAACACGCCAGGTCTTCACGTCTATCGTCCAATCCTGCATTGGACTCACGATGATGTGTTCGCCCTGGCTAAGCGCCACAGTATCAAGCCGAACCCTCTTTATGAGCAGGGCTGTAGCCGTGTTGGGTGTATGCCTTGCATTCATGCGCGTAAATCCGAATTGGCAGAGATATTCAGCCGATGGCCAGAAGAGATCAAAAGAGTCGCTGAATGGGAGCGTCTGGTTGCGGCCTGTTCTCGCCGTGGTAACTCGACGTTCTTCCCATCGACACATGATCCGCGCAGAGCGGAAAAACGGATCGACGTTATCACTGTTGAAAAATATGGCATTGAGTCCTATCGCGATTGGTCGATGACAACACGCGGCGGAGCACAGTTCGATCTACTCGCTGACGTGAACGACAAATCAGTATGCAGCAGTGTTTATGCCGGCGTATGCGAATAAGGAGTCCCAGCATGGCTAAGCGTAAGAGCAACAGAGCGGCGCCACACGTCGATCAAAGTTGGCCAAAATGCCACTTCAGGACGATGACGCTGCACGAGTGTGATTCCGACATGAGCGGAAATAGTGACGGATTTCAGTGCGATTACTGCGGACACGAGGTTGCTTTGGTTGAGTGGATTAAGGCCCAGGAGAAAGCATTATGAGCAAGACACAGATGCAGTATGCAAACCGAGCTTGGCGCAAGGCTACCGCCAATTGGGGCATGAACAAAAAAGCACATCGAGACTTCTGTCGTGAAAATGCAGCCGTAACCGCTCATGAGCGCTGTGGTCATGAAGAAGATTTTCAGAACCAGGCTGACGCTGATTATGAAGTCCGTGAAGAACTAACGTACTGGGGTGATTGATGGAGAAGCTGAGCGAACTGAGCAAGCCGGTGGCGTATTCGCTGCGATTTCGGAATATGCATACCGGCGAGCCTGATAAAAACATCAACGCCAACACCACTTTCTCTACGCTGGAGAAAGCCAAGGCGTATGGCCTGGGAAGACGGTATGTAACGCAAGACGACAGCAAGATAGTTAGCGTTCGTGACCCGTCACAAGACCCTATTGTTGAGCCGCTCTACTCGCAAGAGTACGTCTCCGCCCTGCTCGCCGACAACGAATACATGCGCTGGCGCTTCAAAGAAATCGACCTGCTGTTCGGTCAAATGCTGCTGACGATGCAAGCAGCGGTTATTGAAATTGAACACGGCGAAGGGCCAAACGCTGCGATGGCGTGGATCGTCAATAAATTGGCTGGGCCTGGTGAGTTTGCGCCAGATAGCGAAAAAGACGCGCAGGCATATTTCAATCGCGAGTCAGAGAAAATCGACGTTGAGTTCAGCAAGTGCATGGACTTCTTCGAATCTCGACGCAAAGCCATGGAGAAGCAGAGCAATGGATAAATTCAGCGAACTTAAAGTCACGGTTCCGGCAAACGTGAAAAGCCATGAAGCTGTTGCCGCTGGCTTTGTAACGCATAACAACACCGGGGGCTATTTCGTTATTGAGTGTCAAGAATGCGGTGCAGTCTATCCGAGTCAGCAGGCCGATGGCGGCGGGCAGATTGCAGATACCGGTGACTATGGCGACGCTATTTGCCCTCACTGCGGAGAGGAAGGCCCCGATGAGTGCGAAAACGTCGGGTTGGCGTGGAATGTTCAGCAAGCCAAAATCATCGCCCTGCTGGCAGAGCTGGAAGCGAAGGATAAGCGCATCGGCGAGCTTGAGCGCGCCAATCAATCGCAGGGCGACCACATAAATCAGCAACAGGACAGAATCGAATTGTTGGAGAAGAAAAACTCCGACCTCGGCAAAGCGATTGGAGCGGCAGAAAAGCGGCTGGCTACGCCGGTGCGGTTGCCTGAGACGTATTCGCCCGAGCCGTGGATGGGGCCAGACCCAAGCGGAACCTGGTTGGAAAAAGAAGACGTGAAAGACTCCATTCGCACTGCCGGGTTCAAAGTCGAGGGGGATGAGTAGATGGCAAAGCTGAACAAAAAAGAGCGCGCTTGGCTCGACGAGCTGCAAGAAGTGCTGAACCGCTGCCCGTCAACGCGCCTGGGATTCTTCACCATCGGCGATAAGGATGTTTTTGTGTATGACAAGCGCCTGGATAAGCAGATAGATGAAATACAGGATAGGGGCTGTAGGGATTTCGGCCTGGTAGTTAACGATCTTGATGCTGGTTTCGGGGAGCTAACATTCCCGGCCGCCGTTCACTCTACAGCAGGTTAAGGGGGATGCATGACACTAACGCCTAATCTGCGGACGTGCATCTACACGGCGGCAATCTGGGCACTTGGGTTTGGCCTGGGCTGGGGAATAGTTAACAGCGAATGGTTCCGCCTGGCTATGGCTATGACCGCCGGTATCGGCATTATCGGATTCGCAACTCACTTCGCTATGGGGAAAACTAAATGACACTAACGACTGAGCAGTTGAGAGCGCGCGCTAAATTTTGGCGCGAAAAAGCGGTAGAAGCGAAATGGGAATCGGTGAGCATCGCGCAGGACATGCTGCAGAACGCCGACGCTTTTGATGAGTTGGCGGCTAACCGGGAGGCGCAGCCTGTGGCAATGGGTAAGTTTGCTGGCTGGGGTCTATATCATACCAAATCTGGGGAATTCGGAAATTGGTTAAAGTCAACTCCAGAGTCTGATAACAGTCACGCAATAAGTCAGGGCTATGCGAACGTTAAGCTCTACACCGCCCCGCCAGCGCCAGTATACCCGGAAAGGTTGCCGTGCCCTGTGCATCTGCTGCCGGGGTTAAAGTTTGGCAAGGGGGTTCCAACGCGCAGCATGCTTGATGCTCTTGTTCGCCGGGCAGAGTATGAGGCCGAGCTTGACGCTATGACGCCAGAGCAAAAGGCTGAAAATGATGCACGGCTAGATAAGCTGAAGGAGTTGATTCCCCAGCCAGCAATGCCGGGGATTATTACCGCGTCAATGGCAGCAGAAAAAGCATTCCGGCTTGGCGCTGTTCTCAATGGCGACGAAGCTGAGCAATTTGCTGAAGGCTGGAACGCCTGCCGCGCCGCAATGCTGGCTAAACCTGTAAGTGGCGGTTACAAGTTGCCGGATAGTGTTCTTGTTCTTCTTAATCACATCGAGGATGTGCTTGACGATGAAAACTGGAACCGGATCAGCGTTAAAAAGTGGAACGCCGTAACAATGCTGGCAGCTGCGCCGGAGGGTGGGAATGATCACGATACCCGACGATAACGAAATCATCTCGCGGCTCAGCATTGCCGGATCCACGCCGGATTCTGTCGCAAGCCTCCTCCGCTGTGCTGGCTACAACGGCATGACCGGTAAAGCTATCCGCCAGCGCTTGGTCAAGCTGGAAAAAGAAAACGCCGTTGAGAAAGTCCGCCGCCCTGGCATCCGATCCATATGCTGGGCGCCAATCACCAAATAACCCACCGGTAAAAATGAAACCACGAATTCCGCAACGAATCAGCGCCAAAGCTGAGGGGGTTCTATGCGCCTACAGGGAGGGCAAAAAGAAACCCAACCGGACGTACCAACATAAGCATTTAACGCTGCCAGTGGCCCGCTGCTGGCGATTGCTGTCGAAAGACAACGGCAACTCATGGGATGTTATGTCCCACGAGCGCTACAACAACCAAATCAGGATTTAAACATGGGTACCTATGATGCATACCGAAATATCGCCAGAATTGCGGCTGAATGTGAACAACGTGGGTGGTATGAAAAGGCCGCTGAAGTTTGGGAAAAGTCCCTCAAGCTTGCGCGAGCAGTCGATGTTCCGTGGATTAAAACCCGCATAGAGTTTTGCGTCAACGCGGCCGCGCGCTGCTGGGGTAACGCTCAATGACCTATCAACTCATCTATGCCGATCCGCCCTGGAGTTACGGCAACACAATCAGCAATGGCGCCGCCGGTAATCACTACAGCACGATGAGCATGGTAGACCTGAGGCGCCTGCCGGTATGGGCTGTTGCTGCGCCAGATAGTGTGCTCGCGATGTGGTACACCGGCAACCACAGCCAGGAGGCGATCGAGCTGGCCGAAGCCTGGGGATTCAGCGTCAGAACGATGAAGGCTTTCACTTGGGTGAAGCTCAATCAACAGGCCGAAATTCGGTTCAATAAGGCGCTGCTGCAGCAAACCATCTTCGACTTCACCGACCTGATCGACATGCTCAACGCCGAAACCCGGATGAATGGCGGCAACTACACTCGCGCCAACTCCGAAGACGTGTTGATCGCCGTTCGCGGACAGGGCATCGAGCGCGCCAGCGCATCGGTAAAGCAGGTTGTGTTCAGCTGTCTCGGCGAGCACAGCGCGAAACCCTGGGAAGTCCGCCGGCGCCTTGAGCTGCTCTACGGCGACGTGTCACGAATCGAACTATTCAGCCGTGGCGATGCGCCAGGCTGGGATCATTGGGGGAATCAATGCCCAGTAAACAGCCTGCACCTTCAGCCGGCAGTGTTCAGCAAAACGCTCTCCGGTCAGTAGCAAAACGCTGTAACGACGAACTCCACGCCGCGATAAAGCAACACCCTAAAACCCCTTTCGATACCCTATCCCGCCCTATCATCATGAAGCATTTCGCGCAGGTTGAACTGCTCGGCATTTCTTTGCCGAGGTTCAACTACACGATCGGCATGCTGAATGGGCGTTTTACAGAGAGATGACCATGTCAGAAATCAACATAAACGATGTGCCGTTCACGCTCCCTGAAGCGGCTGCATTCATGAAGAAGTCGCCTAGAACCCTTCGAGCACTGATTAAAGAGGGGCTGCTTCATGCCAACAAAAGCGGGAAGAAAGGCGGTGGTAGATGGGAGATTTTAAAGTCCGAGTGCCTTGCATATTACGCAAGAGAGACAGAAAATCGGGCCGTGAATGCAGACGGCCATCAACATAAAGGTAACAACAGATGGCCCTCAAACAACGTTACGGAAATTGGTACTGCGATTTTGTCGAACCGGGCAGTGGTAAAAGAATTAGGCGCTGCCTTGACACGACGGACAAGCTCCAGGCGCAAGAACTCTACGATCAGCTAAGGGCTGAGGCTTGGCGGGTAAATAAGCTTGGAGAGATAGCGGAGCACACTTTTGAAGAGGCGTGTCTCCGCTGGCTAACGGAGAAAGAAGAGAAGAGATCACTGGACGATGACAGAACGAAGATTGAGTTTTTCCTTCAGCACTTCGCCGGCAAAACTCTCTCATCTATCACGGAAGATCGGATTATGGCCGCTGTCGCAAAAATGCCCAACAGGAAACATCGCCAACGATGGGAACTGAAAAAGGCTGCAGCAGAGAGGAAGGGTAAACCGGTGCCGACATATGAGCCGAAGCCGGTATCTGCCGCCACTCGCAGCCAGCACCTTTCATTCATGAGGGGATTGATGAAGATTGCAGCCGATGAATGGAAGTGGCTCCGCAAAGCGCCGGTGATAAAGGTAAGGAAGCCTGCAAGCAAGCGCGTCAGGTGGCTGACAAAGGAAGAGGCGGCCACATTGATCAAGTGCATGCCTGAACAGTTTAGGCCCGTTGTCGTTTTTGCTCTGGCAACTGGCCTACGCCGTTCAAATATCATCGATCTCGAATGGTCGCAGGTTGATATGCAAAGAAAGGTGGCATGGATTCACCCAGAGAACGCCAAAGCGGGCAAGGCTATTGGCGTTGCACTGAACGATACCGCATGCCGGACATTACGCGATCAGATCGGCAAACACTCACGGTACGTCTTTGTGCATACGACAGCACGGAAACGACCTGGCGGCGGAGTGACCCCAGCAGTTAGGAAAATGCGGGTTGATGATAACTCAGCTTGGAACACCGGGAAACGGAGGTCGGGAATAACTGATTTCCGCTTTCACGATCTGCGGCATACTTGGGCGAGTTGGTTGGTTCAGGCAGGTGTGCCGCTTTCGGCACTGCAAGAAATGGGCGGCTGGGAGAGCATAGAAATGGTTCAGCGCTATGCTCACCTATCCCCAACCCATCTAACCGAACATGCGAGAAAAATTGACGAAGTCTTGGCGGGCAATGTCACTAATCTGGCACTTTTGGAAAATCTTGCAGTGGGGGAATGA